TATATGTGTATTAAATGGGGGCTGGGGGGTTGGCGGGTGGTGTGGTGGTGGTCGGATACTTTGCAAGGGACTCTGCTCTAGGCTTGCGTAGTTTCATTCGCTTGTGTCGAAGCTTAGGAGTTTTTGGTAGTGTATCTTGTTGTTGCTCAACAGAGTTGGTCTTGTTGATACAATACTTATTATTCGACAAATCATTTTCTGGTTTGGTAGTAATTGGTTGAATATCAATGTAGTTATGACCGCTTTCGATTTGTCGCTTTTCCGCGCTTGTTGTTATTTTCTTCCTCCCCGCAATCCCCGCAAGTAGCTGCGCTAGATTCCCCGATATTCCATGCGTAACATCTTGACTGACTTGCAGTCGCGCCGATGGGATTGCGTGATGGTAAATGCGTTCCGCAAGCCATGCCTTGGCCTGCCATGATTTCTCGCCTGCAAGCTGGATGTCACGCAGTAGGGACAATTCATGCTTTTTGCGGGCTGTCTCGACTCTCTTGCCAAAATCGGGCTTACGCTGCGCCCAGGTGCGAATCGTGGAAGGATTAACGCCCACAAGCGCGCCCGCTTTCTCTAAAGTAAATCCACTGCCACAAGCTGCCACTATCTCGTCCGCAATCTTGTCTGAAAATATCTCACGCCCGTTCTTGGCCTTTTCTATCGCGCTTGGAGCTGCGCAAGTTTCATCCATAAGTTGAACTTATATCATCAAATGAATGAAAAGAAAGTATTGCTATTACCGCCCGCTTGCATTATCTTGCCCAAATGAATAACACAACACGCACCGAATCCAGCGCGGTCAAAGCCGTTGGAAAAACTATTTATGACAATCTTGATTCTCAGAATCGTCAATTCCTTTGGAATCTTTTCGAGGATGGTTCTGCGATGACTCGCGAGATTACTCGCCATTCGCGGTACGATGGAAGTGCGGTTGAAACATACCGCGAGATTCACGCTGCAGGATCTGAGACCGCGCGTTTAATCGCGCTTATGATGGAGAAGCAAAAATGATTGACCTTACCTTGGCAATCCTATTCCTCTCGCCGTGCGTTCTGTTTATGGCGATTGGGTACTTTGGTAAAAACTAAAAAAAAGAAAGAAAACGACATACTATGAAAAAAACATTCAAAATTGGAGAGTGCGCAGTCGGCGGTATTATTGAGATTAAAATTAATAATAGCAAAACTTTAATTGAGGTTAGGAATGCAACGTGGGAAGAAAATAAAACTATTGAGATTCGTCAATTCAGATGGGAATTAGATAGTTTTAAACTTGAGTTGTATTTGAATGAACTTACCACCTCCTACTATGCTAGCAAAATTAGGGATTGGGTGACTATAAACGCAGGAGTGCGTAGTGCATTCGCGGGGAGAAGCTAATATGATGACATTCGAACACGCGACAACGTCAACGGGTGGAGGATTCTCCCGCCCATCCAAAATGCCTTGCCCTGCCTACTCTATTCCCGCAAGTCTTTGCAAGGTAGGCGGGAAGCTGCGGAAAGTTGAGGGTTCGGTATGTAGCAAGTGCTACGCGATGAAGGGTAATTACAATTATCCCGCAGTCCGCAATGCCTTGGCTCGCAGATTGCGCTCCTTACGGCGTGAAGATTGGGTGGATTCTATGGTTTACCTAATTGAAGCTGAAGGGAATAACTACTTCAGATGGCATGATTCTGGAGACTTGCAAAACTCAAACCATCTTAAAAAGATAGTTGAAGTATGCGAACGCACCCCAAACGTGCGCCATTGGTTACCTACGCGGGAAGCTGGGATACTTCAATCTTTCATCAATAACGGCGGGAAAGTACCAGAGAATCTTACCATTCGCCTTAGTGCGCATATGATTGACGGCGTTGCGCCATTGCCATTGGCTAGGCGGTTAGGTGTGCAGGTGTCAACTGTAGTTACAAGCGGAAAGACTTGCCCGTCCGCTGAACAAGGTAACAAGTGTTTAACCTGCCGCGCGTGTTGGGATAAGAAGCGGGAGGTTGTGGCATATGGAAAACATTAAACATTCTTACGCCGTTTACAATTCAGTTGGGCAATTTTTCGCGCGGTTCACTTCCTACTCAAACGCCCTACGTTGGGCGGTGAGGAATGGAATGGAATGGAGCGCGATAATAAGAAAAGAAAGAGAGACACAAAGCAAATGAGTATTAAAGAACGAAAGGCAATGATCGGAAGAATAAAAACATGGCTAGATAATGACGGTGAAACGGCGGTTGACATATTAGCTAAGCTTGTGATGGGCGATTATACTACCGCTAATTTAATGCTGGATTTGAGAAGATACGAATTAGAGCATGAGGCCATGCTTTCAAATGGGACCGATGGGTTGGTAAAGCCATGAACTGCCCGCAAGTTTATGCGCTTGGGCTGCTACATGGCGGGCTGCTGCTCGCCTTTGTATGGCTAGTGTGGCCTAAGAATAAGCGCAAGTAAGTCCCGCCTTGTCTCTCCCTTTAGCACGGGGAGAGCAAAGGATGGATTAAACCGCTAGGTTTACCCACTCCAAACGGCAGCGCAGTCCTAGTGATTGCGCGAATGAAAGAAAGAAAGAGGATATGAAAATGAATGAAGTAACTATCAATGCTAAAATACATCACGGAGAATATCGTGAAGAAGTAACGGCGAGTGCTGAAAATATCGTGAAGGCGTTGGAGAAGCTTGGGAAGGTAAATAATTATTGCACGCAAACTGAGCAACAGATTGGAACTGTATTATGTCAGTTAATTCGTTTTGGGAAAGGTGCTATGGGATGGGTAAATTATTATGAGGTAAATAAATTGTCGTAACACCCAACCCCGCCAAGGGTTCAAACCCCAACGGCTTTTCGCGCTTGCCTACAAACGGCAGCGCATCGTATAAGGAGCGTATAAAAATATGACTGAAGATGAAATTATCAAAGCCTACCTTTCGCGCCTAGGTAAGAAAGGCGGGAGCGTCAAGGGATCTTGCAAGGCTCGCAAGCTTTCGCGGGAGCACTACCAAACGGTAGCGCAGGCACAGCGGGAGCGTTGGCAAAAGTGGCGGACCGAAAACGGTAGGCCAGCTATCAAGCGGTAGCGTAGCCTTTTGCGGGAGCGATAGCCCTATAAGGGGTGTGTAGAACAGCCCCATAAGGGGCGTATAAACGGCAGTCTAGCGTCCAATACGGCAACAGCAGGCTTTGTTTCCTAGCTCCTCAACCCTGAACTTGACGTTTAAACTCGATTCTTGGGGTTTTGTTTTAGTTCCGCATCTTTTACCATTTTGCCTATCCCGACCCCGTAGCGAGGCCGCTGGGTGGCAAGGAATCGATTTTAAAGCCTTTTTGCTTTTCATGTAACTACCAATTTCGGCAGCTCCAGAAACGTGGGGTTAGCTTGTTAGGAGGCTTGCTGTCACACCCATGCCTAGCCCTAAAGCTCTTACGCCTTGCTGGATTGCTCTTCTTGATCGTCATCTTGGGATCGCCGTAGCGGATAACCTTGCTTTGCCCATCCTTACATGCGCGGACTACGAATTTACGCGCCTCACCAGGTGTACGCCTCGGACTATTGCAAGGCAGTTCTCTAGGATTCATCATCTACCTCATCGGTATCCCAAACGCTAGGACAGGCATCGTGGAGCGATTGGAGTGCCTTCTGGTGGCTCTCAAAGAAGCCTGACAGCCTCTTGACCTGCTCGGTAAGGCTGTTCCATTGCACCTCAAAGACCTCATAGGAGCAGTTGGCATTCATATCATCAACCAATTGACCTAGCAAGCGTAGCACGCCATGCAACTGTGCATTCTCACGCTGGAGGAGGGCAATAAACTTATGTGCCACCTTCAGTTGCTCTCTATCGTGGTTCAAACCCACCCTTCTTGGCCTTCATCATGCGCCACACCTTGGGCTGGATGGTGCTTTTAGATTTTGGACGGCTAGTGCCAGCCTTGCGTCTGGCGTTAATGTTGGCGTATAAACCTGGTTTGCTGTTGTTCATTTTGCGATTGTACCACATCCCCCACCTGATAACCAACTTCGTTCCTCAGCAGGTGTAGTGGCCGTTCTGACTTCAAAAACACTTGCGCAAGATTATTCGACCCCCATTTCTACCCAACTACCGCAGAAAAGATTTCTAACTGCCGCAGCAATACCGCATAAATACCCCTATAAGGGGTATTTGTTGCGGTAGTTGCGGTAGCGGGCAAACTGACCATTACTTGCGGTACTTCAGACGATTTGTTGCGGTATCACTAAATTATGCGTAAGTCGCATTTATGCAAAAATCATTATCAACGACTTACGGAATCTGTGTGATCTCCCAGCCTTGACCATTTTTGGTGATAGTTCCGTCAGCTTTTGCGGAAGCAAATAACTCTTGAGCCTTTCTCTTGGAGCATCCAGTTGACTCAATAATATGGTCAATGCAATCGTTATAACCATGCCCTTTGGGCCAATCTGGAATGGCTTGTTCTATGGTTAATTCTGGTCTGCCCCTGCCTCTATTCTCTGGACCATTTGACTCCTCCCATGCCATCCATTCCTCTGCGTGTCGCAGCCACACATGAGTCGCGTACTTGCTTTCATGCAAATCAGTATCCCCTTGAGGCCATGGTATAGCAGCCCTGCCTCCGCGCTTTGGGAACGACAGTTTAAAATGCCCTTCCTTAACCGCCTGAAGGTACACCACGGCTCTTGCCCAGTTGGTAAGCTCGCTTGACCCTATGCCAGCGTATGCCAAGTCATACAGCACTTGTGAATGCTGCCCCTCCTTGGGTGGCTTGGGGGTGTGATGCATTACCATCCACGTCACACCAGTCGCCACACTGATCGGATTTAGGCAGTGTCGCAGGAACATCGTCATGTTCTCTTGAGCTAGGGCATCTCCACCCATAAATGATAGAAGCGGGTCAATCCAGCATAAGTCAGGTCTATGGACTCCTATCAGTGCGGCTGCCATCTTTGCGAAGTCTGGCCCCGTCTTTGTTGAATCTCTGACAATAATCACATTGGCAAGCATCATCGCAGACTGCTCCTCTGACAATGTCAGCTTGGCTTTCAGATGTCGTAGTACGCCTTGAGCCATCTCGGCAACGTCACCAAGATCATTCTCGGCTTGGATAAGCAAGCTACGCATAGGCTTCTTCGGGGTTATGCCAAGGAACGGTAAACCTATCGCCCAAGTCATCATAGCTTGAAGGCATAGCGTTGACTTGCCAAGTCCAGATCCGCCGACCCAAACGCAACTACCACCCTTGCACAGCCATCGATTGCCAAGTAAGCAATCGTTGTCATCCTCCGCCTTAAATCCAAGGATGTCCGACCAGGGTGTTTGTTGCGGGAGATTCATGGCCTCCATGTGTGCCTTCCACTCGCTCCACCCGCTACGCCCAGTATTGGTAGCTAGTAGTGCTTGATA